AAATGTCCAGGAGGGGGAAGTGGTGGCGATCATCGGCCCCAGCGGCTCCGGTAAAACGACGCTGCTGCGCAGTATTAACCTGCTGGAACAGCCGGAAAGCGGGACCATCCGGGTGGGCGATGTGACCATTGATACCGCGCGCAGTTTCAGCCAGCAAAAAGGGTTGATTCGCCGCCTGCGCCAGCATGTGGGTTTCGTGTTCCAGAGCTTTAACCTGTTCCCGCATCGTACGGTACTGGAAAACATCATTGAGGGGCCGGTTATCGTCAAGGGTGAGGATAAAAACGAATCCATTGTTCGCGCCCGGGAACTGCTGGCAAAAGTGGGGCTGAACGGTAAAGAAAACAGCTATCCCCGCCGTCTGTCCGGCGGCCAGCAGCAGCGTGTGGCCATCGCGCGTGCGCTGGCGATGCGCCCGGATGTGATTCTGTTTGATGAGCCGACATCGGCTCTCGATCCTGAGCTGGTTGGCGAGGTGCTGAACACCATTCGCCAGCTGGCGCAGGAGAAGCGCACGATGGTGATTGTGACTCATGAAATGAGCTTTGCCCGCGATGTCGCGGACCGCGCTATTTTTATGGACCAGGGGCGTATCGTCGAACAGGGCGAGGCGAAAGCGCTGTTTGCTAACCCGCAGCAGCCGCGCACCCGCCAGTTCCTTGAAAAATTTCTGATGCAGTAATTTTTACCAGCTCGCGGCGGCCGTCCCCAGCGGCGAGGGCGGCCGCGACCAGACCACCGGTGTTCCCGCCAGCTGTAACGGAAAGCGCAGACGCTCAGCCAGGCCGAAAGCTGACCACTCCAGCGCCGGCTGGAAATCGCCCCGCTGCGGTTCACGAAAAGAGAGGGGGCTTTCTGGCGTGGGATATTGCATTAAGCATGCCGCCACCCGAGCCAGCGACAGGCGCGCGCGGTAACCCTCACCGCAGGTCGCACGACGATAAAGACCTTTGAGTACCGCGGCAGCCATTAAATAACCGGTGGCATGATCCAGGGCCTGAACCGGCAGAGGCACCGGTTTATCCGCCAGGCGCCACTGTTGACCGGCTGCGGCAATGCCGCAGGCCATCTGCACCAGACTGTCAAAACCGCGGCGGTTACGCCACGGACCGCTCCATCCCCAGGCATTCAGCGACACATCGACCAGCCCTGGTCTGAGTCGAGCCCGGGTTTCGCTATCGAATCCCAGGGTGTCCAGCGCATCGGCACGGTAGCCGTGTACGATAACATCAGCCTGAGAGAGCAAATCTATTAAACGTTGCTTATCGATTGCTGTTTTAATATTCAGTCGTGCGCAGCGCTTGCCGAGCGTGATTTCCTCCTCGAGCGTCGGCTCATACCAGTCTGGCGGATCGATCCGCAGCACCTGCGCACCGAGGCCGGCGAGCAGACGGGTGGCCACCGGTCCGGCAATAATCCGCGTCAGATCGAGAACCCGGATGCCGAGCAGCGGCCTGCTGCGAGATAAACGCCAGTCGACGGGGGAGCCAGACGGTAACGGTGTTTCGATCAGCAGCGGGTCCTGACTGACCGCCATGCCCTGCGGGTGCGCCTGCCATTGTCGGGCGCTGCGCATTGCCGCCGCACAACCGCCTGCTTCGACGACCGCTTGTTCAAGCGCCTCAGCCTGCCACTGGCTAACCGCGGACGCCAGAGAAGCCCGGGAGTCATGTTCACCTAAAACGCGTGCCATGGCACGACGGTGGTGATGTGCGTTGGTATGCAAACGGATCCAGCCTTCCTCAGTCGGGTAGTCGCCGGCCAGGGGATCCCAAAGCGACTGGGGCGGTCGGTTTACAGGATACAGGCTATGATTAAACCAGTAAGACGCGAGGCGCCGGTCGACCCGGATGGGCGAGGGAGAGCCTGAGAGTTGTGCCAGTTGACCGCCCGCGACGGCAATAGAAGCTGAGGCAAAATCGGTGACGGCAAAGCAGGAAGGCAGCGCTCCCGTCTGGGTAAATTCGACTTCCGGGGCCGGGTGGGAACTAAAGGCCTGCCATAGCCGGGAATATATCGTGTTTAGCGATAATGGATCCGACATACTTTTCTCCGGTAACGGGTGAGGAGCGCCAGTCATGGCCTAATAAGTGCGATGCATACGATATTTTATACATATAAATAAGATTTATGTGTTAGTTTTCTGTATTTCTAATAATGATTATTACTCAGGAGTTATTTGGTCGGTTATGAGGGACATTGATTTTTTCAGCTGGCGGCGGGAAATGCTGCAACAATTTCAGTCAATCGCGACGGGAGGGGAAGTTTATAATCTCCTGCAACAACAAACGGAAGGGCTGGAATATGACTATTTTGCGCTTTGCGTACGCCACCCCGTGCCTTTTACCCGGCCCAGGATTACGCTGCAATCGACCTACCCGCAGGCGTGGATGACACACTACCAGGCTGAGAATTATTTTGCTATCGATCCGGTATTGCGTCCCGAAAACTTTCTCCGTGGCCATCTGCCGTGGGATGACAGACTCTTCCGCGATACGCCGGAATTGTGGGATGGCGCGCGAGATCACGGGTTGAACAAGGGGGTTACCCAGTGTCTGACCTTGCCTAATCATGCTCAGGGGTTTTTGTCCGTTTCCGGCCGTAGCCGCAGCGCAGGGCCGTTTCATGAAGACGAGCAGGAGATGCGCTTAAGAACGCTGACCGAGCTGAGCCTGCTGACGTTACTACGGCTGGAAGATGCGATGGTCATGCCGCCGGAAATGAAGTTTAGTCGTCGTGAACTGGAAATATTGAAATGGACTGCGGAGGGAAAAACATCGGCTGAAGTGGCGATTATTCTCTCTATCTCAGAAAATACCGTTAATTTCCATCAAAAAAATATGCAACGAAAATTCAATGCGCCAAATAAAACGCAAATCGCCTGTTATGCGGTGGCGACCGGTTTAATTTGAGCAGGTAGGGTGTTCTGCGTGTCAGACGTGGGGACCGGCTGTGCTGAACTCACAGCCGGTTGACTGTTACTGGCGGTAAGCTTGTTTAATTTGCTTAACGGTGCTGGAGAATACGGCAGCCTGAGCCTCATCTTCCATCTGCGTGATCTGTTTTTCCATTTTAATAATCACCCGACCCGCATCCGCCTGGCCCATTGCCTGGAGCATCAGCGTCAGCAGCGTTTTCAGGCAGGTCACTTCCTGCGCCAGTTCTTGATTATTTTCTGCAGTGGAAAAATCTGGAGTGCTCATCGATATCCTCGTTTGCTATCGGCGCTTTTGCGCAATACTAAATGTTAAGGCGGCGCAGTATACCACAAGCGACGGGAAAAAAAGGAGCGCGTAATTTGTGTCCTCTCATCAGAGGTGTAGGCGCATTAATTGCCTGAATAATACGTAATCTGCCCGCGCATCGCAGGTTAATTTTTGCGGTAGTGTGTTTTCATCGTTAATTATTGTTACATATTTTGTTTCGTATTTTGCCCTGCGGTATCGCGGCGCCCTGCGGGTGTTTTTGTAGGGCAAATGTTAAAAATGAAGCGTAATACAACTTACTGTTATCTATAAGTTTCCACTTGCTGTGCAGACAAATTGACATATCCGGGGAAGAAACTTTCCGTAGGGCATTTTTTTGCCTTTTAAAGTGACGAGAAAACCCGGTAATATGTATGAGATAAGCTATCCGTAGCGTTATCCCTAATTCTGGAGATTATTCCTTTGATCAACGTCCTTCTTGTTGATGACCACGAGCTAGTGCGCGCAGGGATACGACGCATTCTGGAAGATATAAAAGGGATTAAAGTTGTCGGTGAGTCCTGCTGCGGCGAGGATGCGGTGAAATGGTGCCGCGCCAATTCCGTTGATGTTGTTCTGATGGACATGAACATGCCTGGAATGGGTGGCCTGGAAGCCACGCGCAAGATTGCGCGTTCCATTGTCGATACCAAAGTGATTATGCTCACCGTGCATACCGAAAATCCGCTGCCGGCAAAAGTGATGCAGGCTGGTGCCGCAGGTTATCTGAGTAAAGGTGCTGCGCCTCAGGAAGTGGTGAATGCCATTCGCTGCGTAGCGTCCGGCCAGCGTTATATTGCTTCCGATATCGCCCAGCAAATGGCGCTTAGCCAGATTGAACCGGAAAAGACAGAATCGCCTTTTGCCAGTTTGTCTGAACGCGAATTGCAGATTATGCTGATGATTACCAAGGGTCAGAAGGTGAATGAGATCTCAGAGCAGCTAAATCTGAGTCCCAAAACCGTGAACAGCTATCGCTACCGGATGTTCAGTAAATTAAACATCCACGGTGACGTCGAGTTGACCCACCTGGCCATTCGACATGGTCTGTGCAATGCGGAGTCGTTAGCAAGTCAGTGAGTGATGTTTTTGACGCAAAAGCTTTCCTGAAAACGGTAACCAGCCAGCCGGGCGTCTATCGCATGTATGATGCTGGCGGCACCGTCATCTATGTTGGCAAAGCAAAAGATCTGAAAAAAAGGCTGAGCAGCTATTTTCGGAGCAACCTGGCTTCGCGTAAAACCGAAGCGCTGGTGGCGCTGATTGCGCAAATCGACGTGACCGTAACCCATACGGAAACGGAAGCGCTGCTGCTGGAGCACAACTACATCAAGCTGTATCAGCCGCGTTATAACGTGCTGCTGCGTGATGACAAATCCTACCCCTTCATTTTCCTTAGCGGTGATACCCACCCGCGCCTGGCAATGCACCGCGGGGCGAAACACGCCAGGGGCGAGTATTTCGGTCCTTTCCCGAATGGTTATGCGGTTCGCGAGACGCTTGCACTGCTACAAAAAATTTTCCCTGTGCGTCAGTGCGAGAACAGCGTGTACCGTAACCGGTCGCGTCCTTGCCTGCAGTATCAAATTGGCCGCTGCCTGGGACCCTGTGTGTCAGGCCTGGTGAGTGAAGAGGAGTACGCGCAGCAGGTTGAATATGTGCGGCTGTTCCTCGCGGGTAAGGATGATCAGGTGCTGACGCAGCTCATTGCCCGGATGGAGAAGGCCAGCCAGGCGCTGGAGTTTGAAGAAGCGGCGCGCATTCGCGATCAGATTCAGGCCGTACGCCGGGTGACCGAGAAACAGTTCGTCTCGAATACCGGGGATGACCTCGACGTTATTGGCGTCGCCTTTGATGCGGGCATGGCCTGCGTCCACGTTCTGTTTATTCGTCAGGGCAAGGTTCTCGGTAGCCGCAGCTATTTTCCGAAAGTGCCCGGCGGTACGGAGCTTGGCGAAGTGGTGGAGACGTTTGTCGGCCAGTTCTATCTGCAGGGCAGCCAGATGCGTACCCTGCCGGGAGAGATTCTGCTCGATTTTAATCTTGGCGATAAAACCTTGCTGGCGGATTCCCTCTCTGAACTGGCGGGGCGCCGGGTGAACGTCCAGACGAAACCGCGCGGCGACCGGGCCCGCTATCTGAAGCTGGCACGTACCAATGCGGCCACGGCGCTCACCACGAAACTTTCCCAACAGTCGACGATCCATCAACGTCTGCAGGCCCTGGCTACCGTACTGAAACTGCCGGCCGTTAAACGTATGGAATGCTTTGATATCAGCCATACTATGGGTGAACAGACGGTGGCTTCCTGCGTGGTGTTCGACAGTAACGGGCCACTGCGTGCCGAGTATCGACGTTACAATATTACCGGCATTACCCCGGGCGATGATTATGCGGCGATGAACCAGGTTCTGCGCCGCCGCTATGGTAAGGCAATAGAAGAGAACAAGATTCCTGACGTTATCCTGATAGACGGCGGTAAAGGGCAGCTTGGGCAGGCGAAAAGCGTCTTTGCCGGGCTGGATGTGCCCTGGGATAAACAGCATCCTCTCTTATTGGGGGTGGCAAAAGGTAGCGATCGTAAAGCCGGGCTGGAAACGTTATTCTTCGAACCAGAAGGCGAAGGGTTTAACCTGCCGCCTGATTCGCCTGCGCTGCACGTTATTCAGCACATTCGCGATGAATCCCACGATCATGCCATTGCCGGGCATCGTAAAAAACGGGCAAAAGTGAAAAGCACCAGTTCACTGGAGACTATCGAAGGGGTAGGGCCGAAACGCCGCCAGATGCTGCTGAAGTATATGGGCGGATTGCAAGGGTTACAGCAAGCCAGCGTCGAGGAGATAGCCAAAGTACCGGGTATATCTCACGGTCTGGCAGAAAAGATCTTCTACTCGTTGAAACATTAGGGGCTCTGTAGCAACATAGGGCTAATTTTTACTTCTAACAGATAGTTACCTGTCACTATGCAATTTAATATCCCTACATTGCTTACTCTGTTTCGCGTCATCCTGATACCGTTCTTTGTGCTGGCGTTTTATCTGCCTTTCGTCTGGGCCCCTTTTGCCTGCGCCCTGATCTTTTTTGTCGCTGCCGTTACCGACTGGTTTGATGGTTATCTGGCCCGCCGCTGGAATCAGAGCACCCGTTTCGGCGCTTTTCTTGACCCGGTTGCCGATAAGGTGATGGTGGCGATTGCGATGGTGCTGGTGGTTGAGCACTATCACACCTGGTGGGTAACCCTGCCGGCCGCGACCATGATTGCCCGTGAAATTATTATTTCTGCGCTGCGTGAGTGGATGGCCGAACTGGGCAAACGCAGCAGCGTGGCGGTCTCCTGGATCGGGAAAGTGAAAACAACCGCGCAGATGACGGCACTGGTGTGGATGCTGTGGCGACCAAACGCCTGGGTAGAGTGGGCCGGAATCGCCCTGTTCCTCGTGGCAGCGGTGCTGACGCTGTGGTCTATGCTGCAGTATTTGAACGCCGCACGCGGAGATTTGCTTGATCAGTGATCGTTTCGCCGCAAATTTCAGCAAACGACACAAGGATTTAAAAAATATCGTTGACTCATTTCGCCAGGTAAGTAGAATGCAACGCATCGAACGGCAGCACAGCTTGCCAGACGATAACAAAATCAAGTGATTAGCAAATTTGCTTGATAATGCGGGAATAGCTCAGTTGGTAGAGCACGACCTTGCCAAGGTCGGGGTCGCGAGTTCGAGTCTCGTTTCCCGCTCCAGATTAAAAACATCGGCAGATGCGGGTGTTTAAGTATTAAGGCGCGTTAGCAAAGCGGTTATGTAGCGGATTGCAAATCCGTCTAGTCCGGTTCGACTCCGGAACGCGCCTCCAATTTACATCCCGAGCCCGGATGGTGGAATCGGTAGACACAAGGGATTTAAAATCCCTCGGCGTTCGCGCTGTGTGGGTTCAAGTCCCACTCCGGGTACCATTGGGATAAAGCTAATAAAATCAATGAAAAGCAGTGTCGTATAAAACCACCTCCGGGTGGTTTTTTATTGCCTGCAATTCAGGGTAGTGGCAGCAAAATGGCAGCAGGGTGGCAGCGCTGCATTTTTCCTTCGATTACCTGACCTCTTCGCGATTATCAAAAGGGTTTAACGCTACAGCCGCATCAAGATGATTGGGGGCGAAATGCGCATACCTCATCGTCATCATGATCGTACTGTGTCCGAGTATCTGCTGAAGCACTAAAATATTCCCCCCACGCATCATAAAGTGACTTGCAAAGGTGTGGCGCAGTACATGGGTACGCTGCCCCTTTGGTAACTCAATAGAGGCCCGCCCAAGCGCTGATTTGAATGCCTCGTATGCTGGCGCGAAAAGCGCTCCGCGTTTTTTGGGTAGCAACTTCTGTAGTTGTTCAGAAATCGGCACGGTTCGATTTTTTTTGCTTTTGGTCTGCGTAAACGTCAACCTCCCTGGCAGAACCTGAGATTGCTTTAAGTCCTGCGCCTCGCTCCACCTCGCACCGGTAGCCAGGCATATTCGCACGATGACACCCAAATCCTTGTTTGCCGATTGATCGCAGGCCGATAAAAGTCGCTCTATCTCCTCCTCGTAGAGGAAGGCCAGCTCCTGATCCCCCTCCTTGAATTGTCTGATGCCAGACAGCGGGTTATCTCCCTCCCATTCACCCAGCCGCTTCATCTCTGAAAAAACCGCGTGCAGGTACGACTGCTCGCGATTTACCGTCGCCTCACTGAGTTTCTTTTTGCCTTTCTGATTCCACTCACCGGCCAATCGTTTTTCACGATAAACCGCAAATGTATTTTTATCGAAGTGAGACGCGAGGGGATCGCCCAGGCGCTCGCAGATCGCCAGCAGCTTTACTTTGCGCTCATCACCCGATGTTAGCGTTTTGCCGTGCATTTCGTACCAGCGCTCAACGAAAGCAGAAAGCGTCACCGCGCTGTCGTTTACCTCCTGACTGGTTGCGTTATTCATGGTGCGGCGCTCAAAAGAGAGCGCCTCGCCTTTGGTGGCAAACTGCCTGCGAATACGCTTCCCATCACGACCATACGGGAAGCACTGACACAGCCATTTGCCTGAAGGAAGTTTGCGAACCGTCAACTTTGCACCTCAGAATCATCTTCTGAACCCGCATAAGCTAAAGAGATGAACATTTCCGCAGCGTTATCAAGGTGGGTATAAGTTGACGTAAATTCGATATCGCGACACCTACAAACGAAAGGCCGCAATTGGTTTTCTGGTTGATAAGATAGACTTACCACTGGGGTTTTTCGCGGTTTTCCATTTTTAAAATAATCACAGACATCCAGGCGATTGCATAAGCCAGAATCATCTGGATACGTAGCAACATGCCACCCCATTCCTTGAAGCGTATCAACAAACGCCGAATGAACATCCGCGATATTCTTGTACATCCCCACAGAGTATTGTTTCTTTTTTCGCTTCTTACTCTGGTGTGGTGGCAGGCTTAGCCTTTCGATCCCTGACACCTCGATCTTCTCCACGCTGAATGTTTTTATGGGATGGCTTGGTATAGATAAGTCGATAGCCCGCAGCGTAAAGTTATCTAGCAAAGTTAGAGGGGTAATGCTTCTTTCTGCGCCCGCGGTTCCACCACCATGATAAACAATGGATATCGTCTTTTTGGCATCAATCAAGGACCAGAGCAGATCTAAGAGCTCGTGCTCATCATGGATTGTCATTGTTGGCTGGGTGTCGGTATTCATGCCGCAACCAGCCACCTCGGAAATAGGCGATAGATTCAGAAATTCGGCGGCTGATAGCAGTTCAGAGCCATTCTCTTTTGCTTTATTTATTTTACTTGGCCCCGCGTTATCACCACAGCACAGGTAGCAAAGGCCCTTAATAACATCCCCCTTGACGCTATAACCCCTTTGCTTTGCAACTTCAATCAGCTCGTTTTTTTCATTTTTACCAAAACCAGTGAAACATATAGTTTTCATCTAACACCCCACGAAGTTAGAAAATAAGAGCACCTAATAGGAAACCCACCACAAAAACGGTAATTAATTCTTTTGGATAAGATTTAAGCAATGTGGTGAAACTGAATTGAGGGGACATTGAGTCCCGTTGTGGTGAGGGATTAATTTGTGTTTGCTGATCCAACCATGAGAGAGTCATCTGAAGTTGAGCGCGGGTGAGGTCATTTAACCTGCCAGTCCCGAAGTTGACATGACAGTAACGAATTAGCCTTTGCCGTAACTCACTGTCTTCGCTATTGCGGAGCAAAAGACTAATCAAGGCTTTGCTGGCATCCTTATCCTTACCGCGTCCAATCATAGCCTGCAAAAAGCTAATAGCGGTCTGGTACTGATTGACAGTCATTTCCTCAATACTTGAAACACCTATTTCAGCATGCACCTTTTGCCAAATTTCATATGCTTCGCCGCCACAGATAGCGGATACCGTGGCAACGAGAGCGTTAAGCTCTTTGCGCTGTGCTTTTACGAGTGGCCGCTCATCATGCTTTTCCGAAGGGATCGCGATGTTAATTGTGTGACGACCATCAAACTTATCTATCTGGATATTATTTTCATTAAAATCACGGCCGGAGATACGATTTTGCTCACCAGTTGAATTTACCGCCATGCTGCATCCTTACTTCTTATTTTCGTTATAATCCCTACCAGCTATACGGTTACTTCCACCAGAAACACTAATCGAGTTTGTTGCAGAGCTACCTGCAGTGAGAGCTGCGAGGGCAGCTGCTTTTACTGCAAGGGGCGCAGCCCGAAAGAGCTTAATAAGCTCAATTTCATCATTAGAAATATCACCAATATTGGGTGTGGTCGCTCCTGTTAGAACATACAGAACATCGATACCCATTCCAGACAGGCTAAGTAGGTACGCCGCCCCTGGCAGGCTCTCGTTTCTTTCGTATACAGCTTGCGCGTTTCGAGAGCACCCCGCTAATTTTGCGAAATCAGACTGAGATAATTGAAGTTTTTTCCTTTCTTCGCGTATGCGATCGCCAATACTGACCATTATTTTGGTAATCCGATGTTGACTTGACCAAAATATTGGTCAAGAATGTTTTTCACAGACAACTAGATGATCACAACATACCACTATGACACAAGAAAAAAACCTACCAAGAGCGAGGTTGCCACGTGGCTCCAAGGGCAGCGCCCGCGTAGCGGTGCCGCTTACCGAGGAGGAGCGCGCCGATCTCGAAGTGATTTCTATCAAGGAATCTCGCACAGCGGCGAACATGGCTCGCCTGATCTACCTTCGAGGGCTTGAGTCACTCAAGGCAGAGCAGACCACCCACTAAGACCCTCAATCATGATCCGAGGTAAGACATGTCAGGCGTAACTATCAATTTAAACGTTGCCGCGCCTTATTTATCTCTAAAGGAGTATTCCAGGATTACGGGTATTCCGTTTGAGACATGCCGGGGCATGGTGAAGGACGGGCGGATCATCATCCGACCAAAGGAGCTTTCAGGGGGCAAGGTTGAAGTAAATATGATTGCCATGCTCAAGGATGCCATAGCAAACAGTTGACGAGGAAAGCATGACCCAATTAATACAGCTAAGTCGGCATAGCTATGTTTATCGTGGCTTCACTATTCATATGTGCCCTAATAACTCAAAAACCATGAGGAGAGCATATAACGTTTCAAATAATGGGAATTACTTTGGTCGTGATTTTGCGTTAACGGAAGCCTGCAAAACGATAGACCGCATTATCAATAGCAACCGTTTCATTAATCATTAAATAGCTGGGGTTGAAAATGAAAAGAGAATGCGCTGACAAAATTAACTCACTGCTGCAATGCTTCCATTTCAATAAAGAGTTTCTGGAATGGAATCATGATTATTCACATCAACTTTTACGCCACGGAGTATCCCACCTTTATCACTTCGCCATGCTTCAGGGCGAAAATGATGAAGCCACGCTGGAAGAGCTCCGCAACATCATCATTTCGATCACCAATGGTGATATCCCGAAGCCATACGACCTGCTGTCAATCGACGCAGAGCCGCACGATGTCGAAACCAAAACACTGACGTTTGCTAAACCTCTTGCGGTGTCTATTGAGGTGACACCGGAGATGATGCAAGAGCTGAAACAGAAAAAGGCGCGCATCCCCGCCAAAATGAGAAAGCCATCTAAACCACCCCTCTACTCTCGGGGATAAGGGCGCGCCATGTTCACTGAAGAAAAGACGTCATGGGAACGGGAGATGCTGATACGCGAGGCGATAGAGAGCGCAGAGCAAGGCTTTACTGTTCACCTGAAAAACGGTTGCATCATTGGTGTTCCGGCAAACAGCCCGTCAATTGATTTGATTATTTACGGTCTGGAAAAAGAAATCCGTGGTAATCACGGACGTGCGCGAATGACGTTTATTGATTTTCTGTATTACTGGCACGAAAGGATATTTAAACAGGTTAAAAGAAAACCGCGCCCTAACCATTAATTAACCAGCGCTAAAAATAACGGCATTCATTTTGTCGGGGATTCGTTTTGCCTTTTTCAGGAGGTCGCATGTCGGTTAAGTCAATCAAGCTGGATGGCGGAATTAGCGATCCGGAGTTTGTGGAAATAAGCACCAACACGCGGAAACGCGAACGCGCCCACCTGCTGGGCCTGCTGCGCATTTTCATCAGTCAGCTGAAAAAGGAAAGCGCCACCCCTGAAGAAATTTATTCATCAGTCGAGCGGTGGATTGATAGCCGCGAATTACCAATCAGCGAGGGCAACAAGCAATGAACCACTTAATGATCGATATTGAAAAGCTCAGCACCCAACCGAATGCAGTGATTTGCGCGATTGGCGCGGTTTTCTTCGAACCGTCAAACGGGAAAATCGGCCCGTCGTTCTATCAGACCATTGATCCGCGCACCTCTCAGAATCGCGGCGCTCATATCTCCGCCGATACGGTGATGTGGTGGCTCAGGCAGGATAAAGAACCTATTAGCGAGCTGGTAGGCGCGAAGTCGCATGAAATTGAGGTGATGCTGGATTTCGCCAGATTCATTGAAGGCGCGCTCCCTGAAACCACGAAAAAGAATCTGAAGGTCTGGTGCAAGGGCGGTTCGTTTGATTTTCCGATCCTCAAATCTGCCTTTGAGCGCTCATCGCTTGAGGGCGTTCCTATGCTGCCGTGGATTTACTGGAATGAGTGCTGCTTCCGATCGTTGCTGACCGTGGCCGGCGTTATCGGTTATGCCCCCCATCCACGTCGTTCAGTAGCACACAACGCCTTAACCGACGCCATCTATCAGGCCGAGCAAGTTTGCGAGATCTGGCAGCGCCTAACCAACCCGCATCTCGAATCACTGTGAGGGCCGCTATGCATCCGCGTCTCTCCGTCATTTGCAGCGCACCACTACCGGTCTGCAACAGGGCGCTAGCCGCCCTGAAGTGCTTCGCCCGCGGTCAGCGCAATTTCTCCCGCGTCATGCCGCATGCCTATCTCGTGATCCGTATTGGTCGCCGCTGGCGCTTGCTCAGCAAGAACGGCGGCCAGCAGTGGCGGCTGATGACCCACGAAACATACAACCAGGAGTACCGCAAATGAAACGGTCATCTGAATACGCCCAGGGCGCCTTGGCCGCTCTGCACGAAGCCAAAACCCTCAATCTCGCAAACGCAACAGCGCTCGGCGTACTGGAGGGCCCTGCAGTCGCGAAGACCCTCGTTAACCTGATGAATCTGGTGCTTGACCCGCTGATCCAGAAATACACCGCAATGGAGGTGAAAAGTGATTAAGTCACCCATCAAATGGGCGGGCGGTAAAACCCGCGCCATGCCGGAGTTGCTGAAGCACCTCCCGAAAGCTGATTGTTTAATAGAGCCATTCGTGGGCAGCGGAACCGTGTTTATGAATACGGAATACCGCAGCTATGTGCTTTGCGATAGCAATCTGAATCTGATCAACTTTTTCCGTCAATTAACAGGCCGACCAGAGGATACAATTTCTGCCTGTCGCCGGGTATTTAGCGGCGGGAATAATGCCGAGGAATTTTATAAGCGGCGAGCAGAGTTTAATTCTCTGACCCAAAAAGCGGCCTTAGATCCGGATGCTGCTTTGCTTCATGCTGCGTATTTTTTGTACCTGAACCGCCATACGTACAATGGCCTCTATCGCGAAAATCTGAAGGGGGAATTTAACTCGCCCTTTGGCAAATATACCGCGCCTTATTTCCCAGAAAACGAAATGCGTTTGTTCGCCGAAAAGGCCAATGACACAAAAGCCATTTTCATGCATAGCGACTTTCGCCTTTCAATCCGCTCTGTCGTATACGCCAGCGATGACGCTGTCATTTATTGCGACCCCCCCTACATTCCGGCCAGCAAAACCGCCAATTTCACCGCCTACGGCAAGCCATTTACCCTGGACGATCATCGCTCCCTGGTTACAAATCTGCTCAATGCTCATCGCCAGTTCGGCACCCGCTCGGTGATATCCAACAGCGACACCCCGGAAACCCGCGAGATTTATTCCGCTTTCAACCTTCACGCCTTCAGCGTTCGCCGCTCTGTCAGCGCCAAAAGCCGCGACATGGCCGGTGAAGTAATTGGCGTGCTTCGCGTATGCAGTTGCTGCAACCGTTCTGGTGGTGGCTACTGCCCGGACTGCGGCCCGGTGATGGGGAATTCCACTTACGGCGCAATGGCTGCTGCGGGCGCGTTAGATGGGGCGGAGGGATTGTGATGGCGAGCTTAAAGGAACTTTTAGAGGCCGTTGGTATGGAAAATCTCACCTGCCAACTTATTCACCAGTGCGTGGTGGGCGCTCAACTGAGAAGGGGAGGCGTGACAGAGGTTAGATTTCACACCCGCGAAATCACCCCTACTGATTTAGCCGGAAAGATGCACCGCACAGGAATCATCGTCTGGATGGATGCAGATAAGTTTGACTCCGCACTTGAGGAGATTGGCGGCAAATGAACACGTTAGATGCAGTTGTAACGCGAGTTCTGGACGTTCGCCCATACCGCCATTTCTGGATCGTGGAGGTGGAGGTGTTGAGCTGGGGCCGATACAGCAATACGACCATTTTCCGCGATAGCGAAAAAGAAGCCCGCCAGGTTCAACCCGGCGACACGGTGACGATCTGAGGTGCCGCAAATGAACGAAGAAACCAATTACCGCCGGTTCTGGCGAAGCACAGTTATCTGTATCGCCCTCTGCTCGCTGCTGTTCTGGCTCCCGATGGGCTATTTCGCCTTTCGTGTTTTCTCTGTGGTGTGGGAGGCGCTGTGGTTGCTTATTACAACGAAATAGACCCCCACGCGGCGCAGCACCTGCGCAACCTTATCGACGCCGGCCATATTGCGCCGGGCGTCGTTGATACCCGCTCAATTGAGGATGTAACCCCCAATGACCTTATCGGATTCAATCAGTGCCACTTCTTCGCCGGGATCGGCGGATGGTCGCTTGCCCTGCGCCGTGCAGGATGGCCCGACAGTCGCCCGGCATGGACTGCATCATGCCCCTGCCAGCCTTTCAGCTCGGCAGGCAAAGGTCTTGGGTTTGCTGACGAGCGGCACTTATGGCCCTCCGCACATTGGCTTGTCGGCCAGCGTCGCCCTGTCGTGGTCTTTGGCGAGCAATCTGGCAGCGCTGACGCGAACGACTGGATCGACCTTGTACAAGCTGACGTGGAAGCCCTGGGCTATGCCTTCGGGGCGGTTGCGTTTCCGTCTGCGAGCGTCGGCGCGCCGCACCAGCGAGACAGAGCTTATTGGGTGGCCGACGCCGATTGCCAACAATGGGAAAGGCGCGGGGAATTTCAACCGACAGGGGGGGGTAAACCTTCAGACAGCGGCGTTATTAGCGGGTTGGCCCACACCGACGGCAACGGACGGGAAAGGCGGTTATCAGGGTGGACGGATCCGCAACGGGAAGCTATCGACAGACAGGCTCGATGTGGCTGCGCAGCTTGCGGGCTGGCCGACACCAACCACGAGCAACGACCGCTCGCCCTGTCCGCAAGAAGCTATGCGGACGTATCGCGACAATGGAACAAAGATTCAGAAGCGGTTGCAGGATGTGGCGGCGCTGTGCAGCCCGGCCCGGTTAATGGCTTCTGGAGAGATGCTGATTGGCTCCACGGCCGGGATGGATGGTGGCGGCCAGTTAGACCCGGATCATTCCCGTTGGCTGATGGGGTTCCCGCCAGAGTGGGAAGAGTGCGCACCTACGGAAACGCTATCAATATTGAAGCGGCGGCAGCGTTCATAAAGTCCTACATGGCAGCGGTGGATTATGTCTGATTCCGCTGCTTTGGCATGGAGATGGAATGCTCCACGGCAGGCCATTGGCCCCGACGATACCGAAGATAGCCCTATTGAGTATCTCACCCCAAAAGGCGAGCGTAAGGCGCTCGCCTATGGTGATCTTGTTGACGTCGTTTATCGGGAGCCGCTGCGCCCGCGCGAAGGCGAGGCGCGAGAGGCGTTTGATCGCACAAGGCGAGCTCGCCATCTCCGCCGCCGCGTGCAGGCTCTCCCTGCTTTTATCCGCAAGCGATTCTCTCAGCGACTGGAGTCACTGGAGAGTCAGGATCCAAAAGCCGCTGTACGCTGGCTGTTTAGCACATTTGAGCGTCATGTATTGCGTCGCGTTGATGCCGTAAACACCCAATACCTGCCACAAGACAACCTTCCCGCAATCCTTTTCCCGCTGCGTGATGATTTTCACTTGCTGCCATGGGCAGATAAAAAACGCCTGAAACGACTGGCTTATAAGCTCGCTAACCTGATGAAAAGCGAGTTTATGCGCGAGTTTGATTTCCAGTATGAGAAAACCACTGATGTAGAGTTTTCCACGATCTATGCGTATGGCGCGATTGCCAGCAAAGCAACAGCGCTCAATATCGCGATCCCATCATGGGGAAGGTATTGCGATGAGAAGCTGGAGGCTGAAGAAGCGCTGCGCGCCGTCGCACGCCTTCAGTCGGAAAAGTGGTGGTTAAGTAAAATCCGCAAAATACATGACCGCTGGCGTGAGCACCTCATGATTGCCACCGGCTACGTCAGCAAAATAGCATCACCGTATTGCTCCGATCCCTGCTTCAGAGAGTGGGTAGCCCAGAAAAAGGCAAACTTTGAATTTCTTCAGGCGATGGAACTGGAAGACCAGGATACAGGCGAACGTACCTCTTTGCTTGATAAAGTCATGGGGAGCACATCGAACCCGAAGATCGCCCGTCACGAGCTGATGGTGCGCATGCGTGGGTTTGAAGATATGGCTAATGAGATGGGGTTGGTTGGCATGTTCTACACGCTAACCGCGCCGTCTCGCTATCACTCAACGCACGTAAAATCAGGCAAGCGTAATGATAAGTATCGTGACGTCAGCCCGCGCCATACGCAGAAATACCTCTGCAAAGTCTGGGCGCGTGTCCGTGCAAAATGGGGGCGCGAGAAGATACGCACCTTCGGATTTCGTGTTGCCGAACCGCATCACGATGCAACCCCGCACTGGCATCTTTTACTTTTTCTACGTCCTGAAGAGGTGGAGCTTGCCACTGATATTTTTCATGAATATGCACTAAAGGAAGACGGTCACGAACCGGGCGCCGAAGAGTATCGCTTTACCGCAAAACCTATTGAGGCGGAGCACGGTAGCGCAACGGGCTATATCGCGAAGTACATCTCTAAAAATATCGACGGTTACGGCATGGATGGCGAGCTAGACGACGAATCAGGCCAGTCCGTCAAAGAGATGGCAAAGCGCGTACGGGCGTGGGCGTCGCGCTGGAATATCCGCCAGTTTCAACAGATCGGCGGTGCGCCCGTTACTACCTGGCGAGAGCTGCGCCGGTTAGGCAACCGCGAGCTGGTTTTGCACCCCGAAATCGAAGAGGCAAGAGCGGCCGCCGATGCGGCGGACTGGCCGGGGTATAACCATGCTCAGGGTGGCCCGTTAGTATCTCGCGACTGTCTGCGTGTTCGTCTCAGTTACGAATACACCGAAGAAGGCAATGATTATGGTGACACAGTCGCCAAGATAACCGGCGTCTATTGCCCTCTTACCATCCGTGAATCGGTCATTTATACCCGCACAACAGATTACAAAATTGTACCGAAGCGTAAGCCATCGCCGATCGAGGTCTTGACCTTAGAAGGCCGCGCAGCGGCCCCTCGGAGTTCTGTCAATAACTGTACGGGGTGCGCCGGATCGGACGGAAAACCACCGTCAGAAACGGCGGTGCCAGCTGATAAAACGGCGCCCGACGACAGTTCAGTGACAGAACTTCCGCTGAATATCGATGTTTTGAGGCGATATTCACGCCAGAAAAGGAAGGAGATCACCAGCCGCCTCAGAGAATCCGCTCGGGAAAGCTCAGATCAGGCCTTCACGCGCACCGCGCGCAGCCTGCGCATATCGATTGATGACGAAACCGCGCTGACATGGGGGCCAAAAGTCACCGCCGCGAAAGATATGGCTCTGACGCCGGAAGAGGCCGAGCAGCGCTGGCGCGAGCAACTACGGATCGAGGCGGAACGGCGCGCGGATAACTACGCGGCGGCGGCTGCGGAGTATCAGAAGAAAAAAGCCGAGGCCGCATTGCGCCAGGCGCAACAAAAAGAAGCGACGCAAAAACACGGCATCTCCGAAGGGATGATCGCCAGCATCGGCGCGCAGCTCCGCGACTGCCGGATCTTCGTCAGTGATGAAGTTGTGCGATCAGTCGCAGGTGGCGCCCGCATTCGCCACGGCGAAGGCTTGCTCGCGGCGGACAATGGTCGGTTGCGTGAAGTTAAGGTGTGGCGGGCAGGAGAGAAAGGGAAACTGACCAGCGAATACATATCGGCATGGGGACTCATAACCCGCTGGAAACGAGCGATAGGGTGAATCTTGTATACAACAGGAGTTCTTGATGTTAGAGATATGGTTATTAAAAACAATTACTTATTTTTTTTGTTAGATTTGATGCTTTTTTATTGGCCTTGTGGTTTGCTGTAAGCTGTTATAGCAGGATGAAAGTTGTTTATCCTGGGTTTATTTGATGTTTCTACGATTATTAACCCAATCGGGGGGGGATATGAGTGAGCAATGGAAGAAGGCTGTAATTCATTTGGAATGTGCCACTGATAGCGAACATTTTTACGATAAAATTAAGAGAATCAAGGAGTTGAGAGAGCAGTTTGATAAGAATGAAATATCATATGATGAGTATTTAGAGCAATCAAGAACCAAAGATCGTGATATCAGAATTTACGGTACGGCTATTTTTATCATTCATAATAAGAAACGATATTTATTGACCGCGAGGCATGTTCTTTTTGACGAGCGCTCAGCTAAGAGAGAGGCTCAAGAGGATGTAACTAGGTATGAGAGTTTTCCTCAACACATGCGAGATTTTTTGTTAGCAGAATCCAATGAAAGAAATCTTAACAGAATATTTAATATTATTTTTAGAGTTCCATCATTAGATGAGGCCCTGACAGTTAAAGATTTTGAAGAGACTACTTGTTTAATGAATCTTGGGGCAGGAGCTTCTATGACCTTGCCTTACACATTTTCATCCCCTGATTTAGATTTGGCTCTAATTTCATTGGACCAGAGAGATAAAGATTTTGCAGATGAATTGATAGAGCGGGGTTATATACCAATTCCGTCAGAATTAATCAGCGACGGCCCTTCCTCAGAAGGTGCAGAAGTCTTTTCGGTTGGTTTTCCTGGAGCAACATCACTTATCGCCCAAATAAACCAGCATCCCGCATCAGCTCACTGGTCTTCAAGTTATGTATCTTTACCTGTATTTTCTTGGGGGAGAGTTTCAATGTTGCACTCGCAACTCCCTTTTTATTGGTGTGATATGAGCATCTATCCGGGAAATAGTGGCGGCCCATTAATTGAGAATGGAAAGCTGGTAGGCATAGTTAGTGCACAAGCTACTCTGCCAGTAGAGGGGATACCTCAAGCTAGAACAAGGATTCCATTTGGTAAGATAATTAAGACCGGTTTTGTTAAAAAACTCTTTGAAGAGCAGGATATTAAAGATCAACGATAGTATTTTACCAACTGGCTTTAGGGAGAATGCATTGTCCTTAAGGCCGGTTAATATACGCTTGCTTAAAATTACACATTTTGATTACGCTTGATAAATATTGCTTCGTAGAGGGTTGGTATCAATAACTTATATCTTTCACTATTGCATAATAATGCACAAATTTGCACGATTTTTGAAACGATATTTTTGCCGCGCCGCCCCAGCACTGGCGGGGTCTGAACGGTCTGCACAAAGTGCACAAAAAGAGGCATGTTTAGTGCGCAGGCGAGGCGGGGGAGCAAGCGCGCGCTTTGGGGGTAGGGAAGGGGTCGGCATACCTCGCCAAAAGCCGTCTGCCGGGCGCGCACTATCGCGGTGCATCAGGCCCGCGACGGCGTGATCGGCCCTCAGAATGGCGCTGGCGGCGTCTGGTTGGGGATATGACGTTGAGGTTTTGCGGGTTGGCCGATATGGCCAGGAATGGTGGTGCTGCGGGTCGGTACCGCACCGCCGGGAATGGCGGTGCGGCCTGGTGTCACTGCGCGAGCAGGGCGTAAGGGTTGAAGCGGATCACCTCTTCGCCCAGCCAGTCGTTAACATGCTTCATCGCTTCCATGACCGGTGTCAGCTCATTAACAGCAAAGACTTTTGCCGCCTTCTCGACGTCGCCGAATGATCCGTTACCTTCCGGGATAGCGCCCATCAGCTGCGGTGGCACGCGGTGAGCCGCGAGCATGTCATCACGCGTGGAGGACTTCACGCCGACAAACTCATCCTTCGCCGATATCTGACTGAAGGGCAGGATCTGCACCGAGTCCTTACCGCCACCTGGAGCATGCAGCAGGACGTTCTTGAATGCCCCGCCGCGACGGGTGTCAGTCAGTGTTTTCTTCAGGCTGTCAATGCTCTCCTGATCGGCCATCGCGCTGTTAACGTAAACAATGCAGCCTGCGTGCGACCCGTTGTCGTAGTAGAGCTTGCGGAACTTGTCGGCGGAGTGTGCCAGGTTGGCCGACAGCAGGCCGGCGAAATACTCCGGCATGCCGTAGATCTCCTGGTGGATGTCCGGGTTGAGCACATGACACACTGAACCAGTCTCGAACTGGTGATCGGTAAGCCCGGACTGAATAAACCAGTAAGTGTCGAGGTCGGAACCGCGCCGGGTGTACTTCGCCAGTGAGTTACGAAAACCCATTGGCCCATGCAGGCGGTTGCGGCGCATCTCAAGGTACGCATTGCCGAACACAAACCAGTCGAGCGCGAACGAACTAAACGCCTGGCGCGATAGCAGTTTATGCGGGATAAAGCACCCTGCCAGTACGTTACGCTTGAAGAAAAGCGCCGACTGGTGCCAGCTCGCATACCCGAACTGACGGGCGAGCCCGTACCAGCTAATCGGCGTCTCGTAGTACCGGCCATTGTCGGCACAGTACATGCTATCCAGCAGATCATGAGCACCGGTAACCGGCCAGGGGCCGTCGAATGTGAACGCACTGAGGCCGGGCGCTGATTTCAATGCGTCGGCAAGATCGGCTTGCTCTCTGGCATACTGCCTGCCGCGCGGGGATTTTCGTCTGCTCATCAGTACTCCATAACAGTCATAGTGTTGCCGCCTTCCTGACCCAGCGGCTCGTTAACGGTGGCGAGCATCGTCGCCCAGGCGAGGTCGCCATGACTCACGCCACGGGCACGGTCGGTGTCGTAGGTGATGACGCCGCCGGGCGTGACTACCTTACGCACGGCACTGAAAGCGGTGATCAAGTCGTATTCGCCGCGGTCATACTCCCAGCGACCGGCGCGAACCAGTTGCAGCATTTTTAGTACCAGCATGCGCTTACTGGCTGGCGAGAACTGGTAGCATACCGCCGCAGGGAATCGCTTCTTCACGAGCTGATACACCGCCTCGCCGATGCCGCTGCCGTCGATACCGATGTGCTGCACGTTGTAGCGTGTGAGCATGTTAATAATCATGGCGGCCTGCGCCTCAAACTCCATGCCACGTACGCGAATGGTTTCAATCGTGCGGAACTTGCCGCCGGGGATCAGTGGCGCCGCGTTAACAGAGATGGCCCCGCTATCGCCTTTGCCGCTGGCCCCGTTGGGGTCGTAGCCAATCCACACAGGACGATCGGCCATTGGCCGCATGGCGTAAGGCTTCCAGTCCGGCCACTCGTCGTAACCGTCCGCGCCGCAACTCAACAGCATGTTGTAGTCAAAGGCGGTTTCACCATTTTTGATGAAGGTGCAGGCGTAGAGGTTGTCGTACTCCTCGGGGCTGTTTTCATCGCGGATTTCGTCAATGTCAGTCAGATCCCAGCCGTTATCGACAGCATCCTGCAACGTGACAATCTGGCGCCAGATTTTGTCCGGGCACATCAACCCGCTGTTAAGCGTCTTCCAGGACGTATCGAACTCCACGCGCTTGCCGTGGCTGCGGCCTTTGTTGAAGGCTTCACCTGACCAGAAGGGGTAAGCCTCATGGCTCTCTGCCGATGGCGTGGAGAAATAGGTGCGCGTCAACCCCTTCAGGGTCGCCATCGCGCCGGCCACTTTCTTCAGGTTGGCAAACTGCCCGACCCAGAAAAATTCGTCAAAGTACAGGTTGCCGGTGTACGACTGCGCGGTTGCGGCTGACGTGCCGAGAAAGTGCAGCTCCGCGCCGTTGAACAACTGGATCATGTCACCGCCCTTTAGCTCAACATCAACTTCAGCAGCTGCGGCACGAATAAAGCTGCGGAACTGGTACGCCTGGCGACGACTCGCCGACAGAAATATCTGGTTGAGCTGATGCTTGTACTTCACGTCATCAGACAGCGCACGTAGCAGTGCTTCGCGGGCGAAATACCACGTCGCACCAATCTGACGGCTTTTCAGGATGGCCCGGTTGCGGTGGTGGTGATTCTCGTACCAGCCCTTCTGATGCCAGTGCAGCGAGTCGATGATGTTGGCCCGCAGCGTGGCGATCTGCGTTTCTGAAAAGAAGTTTTGCTTCTTGCGGATCTTTTTCTTCGGTTGCGTCGCCGGCGTTCCGTTATCCAGCTTCTTCAGCTGACGCGTAAGGAGGTCAATTTCCTTGAAGTCGCCGCCGGTCTTTTTGTCCTTGCCCGTGAGCTGGACGAGCCGGGCGTCAATGGACGTTGTCACTCGCTGCACAGGCGGCGTGTTGTCCCACTCGTCACGCTTTTTCCATGAGTAAACCGTGTTCTGATTGATACCCATCAGGCGCGCGATCTCCGCTGGCGGGTATCCCTGCCAGTAGAGCTGCCGCGCCCGGTGCATGATGAATGCTTCTTCAATCGCCATTTGTCCTCCTCGCTTCCTGCCGGGGAGATTAACCCGCGCGTGCGTGCCCTTTCGCCCGCTTTTGGTTGTGGCAATACCCTCACAACAACAACGCGTTGAGCGCGTACGTCAGCCCCTGCCATCATCACCGGGAACTCAAAAACCAGCGAGTAAACGAACATGGCAGGCACAGCTAAACCCCGTAAGAAGTTTCGCGTTGCCGTCTCCGGGAATACCGTCGATGGCCGCGAAATCCAGCCGCAACACCTCCGCGATGCGGCGGCGAACTACAACCTGAACGTGTACGCCGCACGCGTCAATATTGAGCACTTTCTCTCGCCATACCCTGGCAGCGACTTTGGCGCGATGGGGGATGTGACCGCGCTCAGTACCGAAGACATTACTGAAGGGCCGCTGGCTGGTCGTACTGCGCTCTATGCGGAGATCGACCCATCCGATCGCATGGTGCAGATGACCGATAAGGGGCAAAAAGTCTATTCAAGCATCGAGCTGGCGCCGCAGTTTGCCCTTAACGGCAAGGCCTATGTAGTGGGGCTGGCGATGACCGACACCCCGGCAAGCCTCGGCACCGACCGCCTGAAGTTTGCCGCACAGCAACGCGCCTCGGTGATGGCTTTCAACAACCAGCAGGGAGAGCCGCCGATGATCACCGAGGCGATCGAGGCCGAAGTGATTGAACTGGCCGCCCAGCGCAGTGATGAGGGCAAGCAGTGGTTTAACCGCGTAATGGGCATTCTCGGTAAGGGCCAGAAAACCGACGATCAGCGCTTCGGTCAGGTGCATCAGGCTGTTGAAGCGGTGGCGCAGTCTCAGGTTGATCTTGGCGAGCAGTTCAGTACTGCCGAACAGGAGCGCCAGCAGGACAAGGCCGCCATTCAGAAACTGACCACTGACCTGGCCGCACTGCGCCAGCAACTTGAAGGGACGGACGGCAACTTCAGCCAGCGCCCGGCAGCTGGCGGCGGCGACAGCGCGCAGCTCGCTGACTACTGATATCCATAACGAGAGATCCCGCACATGAGAAACCCTACCCGTAAGCTGTTTGACAGCTACGTTGCCCGCCAGGCGCAGCTTAATGGCGTCAGCGCCGCCGCCGTTGCGGCACAGTTCAGCGTTGACCCGACTGTACAGCAGCGCCTTGAAGCTGCTGCACAGCAGGATGATGCCTTTTTGAAGCTGATTAACGTCTTTGGCGTGGAAGAGCAGATCGGTCAGAAAATCCTGATCGGCAGCAAAGGCCCGCTGGCGGGCGTCAACAACAGCACCACCAACCGTCGTAATCCCGGCGCTAACGACAAGATGGATCCGTATAACTATCTGTGCCGCAAAACCAACTACGACTACGCCGTGAGTTATGCGCAGATGGATGCATGGGCGCATCAGCCGAACTTCCAGCCGCTGATTAGCTCGGCGATGGCCCGTCAGATGTCGCTTGACCGCATCATGATCGGCTTTAACGGTACCAGCTACGCCGACCCGTCAGACCGCGCAGCGAATCCGCTGTTGCAGGATTGCGGCATCGGCTGGCTGCAAAAAATTCGTAATGAAGCTGCACACCGTCGCATTACCGGCGTGACGATCACCTCGCGTGACCAGAACAACGCCATTGTCGCCCAGGGCACCTATGGCAACGTAGCGGCGGCGGTTTATGACGCGAAAAACAGCCTCATGGATGAATGGCACAAGCGTAACCCCGACAACGTGGTGATTTTGTCCGGCGATTTGCTGACAACCAGCAATTTCCCGACCATCAACGCCATGAGTCAGACCAACCCGAACACCGAAATGCTGGCCGGTCAGCTGATTGTTGCGCAGGAACGCGTAGGCAATATGCCGACCTTTATCGCGCCTTACATGCCGGGTAACGCCATTCTCATCACGCCGTTTAAAAACCTTTCGATCTACTACCAGCGCGGTGGCCTGCGCAGGACGATCAAAGAGGAGCCGGAATACAACCGCGTGGCAACGTATCAGTCCTCTAACGATGACTTCATTGTTGAGGATTACGGCGCGGTGGCCTTTATCGACGGCATCACCTTCGCTGAAAAAGCAGAAGGCAGCGAGTAACCGTGCACAGGGCGGGCTAAGGCCCGCCGATATTCGGGGGAGAGATAATGCTGACACCGGCACAAAAACATTTTCAGAAGGTTATGGCCGAGCGCCATGGCAAAACCGACGATCTGTCGGATACAGCCAGAACGGCGCACGAGCAGATCATGCACCGGCTACGCATGGATCAGAGTGCATTGAAGCGAGTGCAGTCTGACCAGGCGAAAGCGGCCATGAAACGGCAGTTGCTGCCGCATTACGAGGGCTGGATCGAAGGCACGCTCGACGGCGACAGCGGCCGACAGGATGAGGTGATTGTCACCCTGATGGTCTGGGCGATTGATGCCGGTGATTACGCGCTGGCCGCCCGCATTGGTCGCTACGTCGTCACGCACAGCCTGCTGATGCCTGACCGCTTCAACCGTACCGCCGCAACCGTTCTGGTCGATGAGATTTGTGATCCGATTCTGGTGCAGGTCAAGGCAGATGACGCTACCGACGTCACGCCATATCTGGCAGTGCTCGATGAAGTGGCGGAGTTCACCGCCGGCAGTGATATGCCCGACGTGGTTCGCGCCAAGCTCTGCAAGGTGCGCGCATTTGCGCTGCGTAACGGCACAACTGAAGAACAGGCGACCGCGCTGGAATTGTTGCGCCAGGCGCTGACGCTTGATGCGGGCGCCGGGGTGAAAAAAGAGATCGACCGGCTGGCTCGCGTAGTGAAAAAAGCCGCCGCACAGACGGGCGCCGATAGCGCTGATAGTTCCGATGGCGGAGAGGGTGCCGAAGGCGCTGGCGATGCTGGCGGAGACACCGCAGCGGACGACGCAGGGGCTGGCGAAGCTGCAGCATCGTCAGATCCGGCGGTAGCGGCCAGCGCCACGGCGACCAGAACCACCCGCAAAAGTACAACCCGTAAACCGGCAGCGCGCAAAACAATAGCGAAAAAGACGCCTGCCGCTAAAAAATAACCGACTTGCGCCCCGTGCGCTGGCGGCGCGGGCGGAGATCTGCAACGTATGGCGTTTACTTTTCTCCGTCCGCTCACCGCCACCTATTCAGGAGATGACGCGATGAGCCTTGTAGCCGGTCGCATTGTTATCCCCTCTTCGGAGGATGTACCAGACACTGACGATGGTGGCGAGAAAGTCACTGCCGGAACGTTCTGGCCGGAAATTGCCCTGAGCGATGTGCGCATGGAGATGCGCATTAATGGCGCGGTGACGACTTCGCGCCTCAAACAAGCCGTTATCGAAGGTGTATCCCACACCCTCGATCAACTGGCTGACTGGCAGTCTATCCAGCTGGCGGCGGGGTATACCCGACTGGCTGATGTGCCGGCGGTCGAGGTGAACGGAGAAAGTGTGAAGGTGCACCGTTTCCGGCGGGCGGTATTCAGCATTGCTCGCGCGCACATTCTCGGCACGAACCGGGACGTGGACACCACCGGCGATGCGGGTGAAAAACGCGCCGTTGCGCTGGCGTCGCAAGCCGATGATATGTGGCGCGATGCACGCTGGGCGATCTCCGATATTCGCGGCACTGTGCGCAACACTGCGGAGGCGTTCTGATGAAAGTGCAGGCTTTGCAGGGCGATACCGTGGATTTGCTGTGTCAGCGTCACTACGGCACCACTCAGGGCGTAACCGAGATCGTGCTTGCCGCTAACAAGGCGCTGGCGAGTCAGCTTTTCCTTGAGGCAGGGCAGGTGGTGGAGCTGCCGGAAATCAGCACCACGGCGACACAGGAGACCGTGCAGCTATGGACTTAATCAATCGCATCTGGAATGGCGTGACGTACTCCTGGTCAACGTTTCTGACGAGCGTTGGCGTCATGACGCAAAAGGACTGGCTCACCGCCGCCGGCATCCTGATTGGTATCGCCGCCGCTGTGTTGGGCGAGATGCACCGCCGCCGGATGGCGCGCATTCAGGAGACCAATAACACGCTACTGAACGAACTGATCGACGCGATTCGAGACGACACTGAGAACCGCCAGGACGTCAAAGAACTGATCCGCACCATCCGGGAGGCGCCGCGATGAAGAAACGCATTATTGCCTGCTCAACTGCCGCGATCATTTCGCTAGCCGCCACGCTGTGGCCGCAGACGCTGCGAACCAGCCCTGAAGCACAGATGAAGATGGCGAAGTATGAGGACTGTCGCAAAACCCCGTACTACTGCCCGGCAGGTGTACTGACCGTAGGCATCGGCTCCACTTCAAAGGTGGAGAACCGTGAATACGCTGAGGGCGAGATTGCCGAACGCTGGTTTAACGATCTTTTGCGCGCCGAGAAATGCGTTAACCGTGAATTTAAAGGGACTTCTGCGCCGCAGAAAGTCTTTGAGAGCATGACCGACGGCACGCTTAACGTCGGTTGCACCGGGCTGGGCTGGTACACCAACGGGAAGGGGCAAAAGGTGCGTACTACCTTATGGCGCTACGCGCAGGCGGGTAACTGGAAGGGCGTATGCGAACGGTTGACGGACTTTGTTAACTCCGCCGGGAAACGCTCGCAAGGGCTGGTTAACCGACGGGAAGATTTTCAGGCGTGGTGCTTATCCGATCCGGCGCTGAAGGGGGCGAAATGAAAGGATTGATAGTCGCATTGGCGGTATTCCTGATCTTGTTTATTACGGCCCGTATCGGATTTAACGGTGAGACAAATAAACGCCAGGCAGCCGAAAAAGCCCTGGCTGATACCACGCTAAAACTGAACCAAACCGGCGATGTGCTGGCCGAGGTCAGAGCGCTGCGCCAGGACGTCAGCCAGGTTGAAGCCGGACTGAAAGCACTAAACCAGCAGCGCACCGCAACGGGAGAGCACCGACGTGAAAACATCAAAACCGCACTGGCCGGTAACGGCTGCGCCGTTGCTCCTGTGCCTGCTGCTGGCGCTGACAGCCTGTACCAGCGAGCCGAAGAAGTCAGCGCCGCAGATTATTCAGGAGCCCTTGCCCGAAAGCCTGACGGCAAAAACTGATGTTCCGCCACCACCGGCCAGGCCGATGACGTGGGGCGGGCTTGCCGTCTGGACGGACTCATTACTTGACGCGCTGGATACCTGTAACGCCGATAAGGCGGGGATCCGTGAGCTGGAACTGCGGCGCATTGCCAGGGGGATAAAGTGAAAAAAGCTGAACTACTGCGTGCTGCGCTGACCGCCGGTAACACCTGGTGCAAAGCCAACCCGGAACAAATCACGGTATGGGTGGAGAAAGGTCACATCCAGACTGAGGCGACCGGCGAAGCGTCATTCATGTACCACTATACCATTCAGGTGCTGGCGATGGATTTTCCCGGCCAGGTGGACGATCTCATGTTGCCGCTGCTGGCGTGGGTATGGCAGCAGCAGCCTGATCTGCTGTTGAATCCCGACAATAACCGCAAGGTGGAGTTTGACGCTGATATCGTCAACGACGACGTCGCCGACATTCTGTTTAAGGTGCCGGTCTGGGAGCGTGTCATGGTGACCAGCGAAAGCGGCACGCCGAAGGCGGAGCACCTGGCCGAGTCGCGGCCGCGTTTCAACGGTGGCGAGTGGGAGATGGTCTTTGATCCTGAGTCCGGAGGCGCACTGGTATGAGCACCGACGCGGCATTATTCCAGCAGCTCGATCAGGTATTCGCGGAGATTCTCTCCGCCATGACGCCTGCGCGTCGCCTGCGGACGGCTCTCGGTATTGCCACCACGCTGCGCCGGACTCAGAGCCAGCGGATCGGCAAGCAGACTTCGCCGGAAGGTGAGTCATATCCGAAGCGCCGCCGCCGGGTGCTGCGGTCACAGGCCGGGATCGGGTTTATCTGGCAGGGCGAAGAGCGACGTCTGCGTAACTGGCGGGCGACGCGTGGCAGTCGTGGCCGCATGCTGACCGGATTTGATGAGGGTCGAGGGGCAGTGCGTTCGTTCTATCGCGCCGATATCGAGCGTTATCTCGATATCAGTTTTAACGAGACGCGTCGCGACACCACAAAAGCCGATCCGATGTTTCGCCGCCTGCGCACCACGCGTTTCCTGAAGGCGCGCGCCACGTCCGAAGGGGCAAGCGTGGGGTTCTCAGGCGTGGCCGCCCGCATTGCCCGCATTCACCAGTACGGGTTACGTGATCGGGTGAACGACAGCGGCGCGATGGCGACATACCCTCGCCGCGAGCTGCTGGGCCTCAATAAAGCCGACCGCATGGCGATAGCCCGCCAGGTGATCGACTCGTTGGGGGGGCGCTGATGGAGATTGCCGAGCTGATTCGCCTGCTGGAGAACATCGCCCGCACCGGCACGGTGACGGAAATTGACGAAAAAAACGCGCGCGTCCGCGTACAGAGCGGCGGACTGGAAACCACCTGGTTACGCTGGAACGCGCAGCGGGCCGGGGCGTTTAAAGTCTGGCTCCCACCATCCATCGGCGAGCAGGTTTGGTTCCTGTGCCTGGGCGGCAATACCGACGTTGCCTTTATCGGCGGGAGCCTGTACAGCGATGACAACCCGGCCCCTGGCGCATCGCGCAACGAGATGATAGTGACCGCCCCCGATGGCGCCCGGCTCCGCTATGACGCAACGGCCAGTGCATTGCAGGTGACGGGTATCAAAACCGCCACGATCGAGGCGTCGGTAAAAGTCACGCTGGATACACCCGAGGTGGAGTGTACCAACCTGCTGACCACAAAGAGCCTGAACGTCAGAGAGGGCGGCGAGATGCACGGCGATATTACCCACACCGGAGGATCGTTTACATCCAACGGCGTGCAGGTGGATGACCACGATCACGGTAATGTCGAGCGCGGCGGAAGCTGGACGGAGGGCACCCGATGAGCGAGCGCTATCGCGGTATGAATGCCGCAGGCACCGGCACCCTGACCGACGAAGATCACGTGTGGCAATCAGTTAACGACATTCTGCTGACGCCGGTTGGTAGTCGCCTGATGCGCCGTAACTATGGCTCACTGTGCCCTGACCTTATCGACAGCCCGAAAAACGACGTCACCCGCCTGCAACTGATGAGTGCGGCGGTGATAGCGCTGGCGGCGTGGGAGCCGCGCATTGTGCTGGATACGATCAACGTAACGTACTCCACCAGTGGCGCCGTGACCGCTGAACTGTCCGGCATGCTGACCGAGACTATGGAAAAAAGCACCCGTGCGGTGACGTTAAGGAGCCCTGCCGATGCCAACAATTGACCTGTCACAGCTGCCATCACCGACCATTATCGAAGAGCTGAACTTCGAGACCATCCTCATTGAGGTAAAAGCGGTGATGGTGGCGGCATTCCCGGAGGATCAGCAGGCAGCTGTCGCGGCAGCGATAGAGCTGGAATCAGAGCCGCTAAATATTATTGCTCAGTCAGTGGCATACCGTGAGCTGTTGTTGCGCCAGCGTATCAATGAGGGTGCAGCAGCCTGCATGCTCAGTCATGCGACCGGCGATGACCTGGACAATATCGCCGCCAACCTGGACACGGAACGCCTGGTTATCACTGAAGCGACCGACAGCACTGATGCCGTGACGGAAAGCGACGAGGCACTGCGCCTGCGCGCGCAGGCGGCCTTCGAAGGGATGAGCGTTGCCGGACCATCGGCGGCCTATGAGTATTTCGCCCGCAGTGCCAGCGGTAAGGTGGCCGCTGTGCGCGCAACCAGCCCGGCACCGGCTGAGGTGGTGATTGCCATCCTCTCCAGTGACGGTGATGGCACGCCATCAGCTGAACTGATCGCGACGGTTCAGGCCGCAGTCAACGATGAAGATACGCGCCCGCTGGGCGATCGCGTGACGGTGCAGGCTGCCGAAATCATTGAATATGCGATTGATGCCACCCTGTACCTGTATCCGGGCCCGGAGTCGGAGCCCATCATTAACGCCGCACTGGCCTCGCTGCAGACCTTTCTGGCGAATGCCGATAAAAAAATCGGCCGTGATGTGGTGCGCTCAGCTATTTCGGCGGCGCTGCACGTTCAGGGGGTGCAGCGTGTGGTGATCAATTCACCGGAAAGCGATTTGCAGATCGATAACACGCAGGTGGCACGCAATACCGGATACAACGTGGAAAACGGCGGCACCGATGAGTAACTCTCTGTTGCCGCCGTCTTCCGGCGCCTGGCTTCGCTATACCGAAGCCGGTACAGCCAGGCTGTCAGCGATCACCGTTGCACTTCGCACACTGTGGACGCCGACCGCTTGCCCCGTTGATCTGCTGCCGTATCTGGCCTGGGCGTTGTCAGTTGACCGGTGGGATAAGGGCTGGCCGGCAGAGAGAAAAATTGCCGCTATTCAGCGTTCGTACTGGTTACACCGGCGCAAAGGTACGCGTGCCGCGGTGCGGCGGGTCGTTGAGGACATGGGCTTTTCAGCGACGTTCGCGGAGTGGTTTGAGGCTGGAGACGCGCCGGGAACCTTTCGGCTTGAAGTGGACATCAACGAGGTCGGGCTGACGCCAAAAACACTGAGCGAACTGAACCGCCTGATCGACGATGCAAAACCCGTCAGTCGCCATATTTCCCAGATGAATATTGCCTCCGTAACGCTGGGGCCCGTTTATGTCGGAACATCTTCGGGATGTGGGGAAATAATCAGTGTTTATCCAGAGGAATATCAGCCGGAGGATAACCTCCTCTATAACGGTGTGATTTTTCACGATGGAAATTTTAATTACAGGTAAAGACCATGACTAATATTTTTGAATCACCATCGTGGGAAGATGATATTCAGCTGATTGGGCGAACTGAGCGCGTGTCCGGCGGTCAGGATGGCGTCGCTAACCGTCCACTTAAACAACTGGCAAACCGTACCCGTTACCTGAAAGAAAAATATGACGACATTGACCTGTCGGGAAAAATCGAGGCGGTTAAAACCTTCCTGGAAGGGGGGACGCTCACATCCCCGAGAGAAGAGATCCTCTACGGAAACTACCGGATGGTCTGGACGGGCGATTTTCCGAAAACCGTGCCGCCCGGCTCCAGTCCGGCGACGACCGGCGGCACGGGGGCGGGGGGATGGGCTTACACATCAGATGCAGCTCTGCGCCAGGGGATGGCCTCACCCGACGGCACCCGATTGATGCATATGCCCGTTGCCGGTAATGTGGGCGACGTTCTTGACTGGTATTCCCTTGACTCTTTCGGGCTGGAGGATGGTGCCGATGTCACTGCCGCGTTACTGGAAATTGTTGCGCTTCAGAAAAAATATGGTTTCACTCTGAAACAGCGCCAGAAAAGAACATTCATACTGAGCGGTGATCAGGATATTGTTTTTTACGGGACCTGCAATTTTTCAGGCGTGAAGTGGGTGCCTGAGAATTTCCGGGGAAGCCTGTCGTTCACGCAGACAAAATCTGCTGTCGTATATGATGCCTCGACTGAGGATGGTGCTCTGTTATTGTCAAAAATTAACGGCACTGACTGGCGAAGCCGCGATGCGCAAAGTTCGAAAATCACCGGGCTGGGCAGTGATACCACACTGGATAATCATTTTGTTATTTTTAAGTCTTCTTCCGTGGTCCTGTATTCCGGCAGGGGGAAAAATAAAACATGGATTGCCATGAGCCGGATTTCAAAAAAAGGAAAGCTTGACCGGGCGCTTAAGTATCCCATGCCCGCATCGGTAGATTCGGTTTATGCCTTGCCTGTCAGTGATAGCGAGTTATTTATTTCGCCAGGCTGTTTCGATATGAGAAATCAGCCGCATACCATTAATCTGTTTTTTTATGATATCAGCCGGGCGACGATTGAAAATCCGACTGTTATCAATCGCCCCCTGACCGATAATGGCAGTGCAGTCGATTTGTCTATTGATGGTGGATATAAAATTAAGTTCCGGAATGTCTATTCCCCCTGGCCTAATGATTCATACAACGCATCAGGCTCACGTATTTACAGTTATACCCTGAATTATAATAACGTTTCCGGGCTGCATATCAGTGACTCCGTTTCGCAGGGAGAGGGATGGGGGGCAACTGCCGGGGAGAACTGCCAGGACGTGACATTTGATAATGTGGATTTTAACCGCATCGATTTTCATAACCCCTTCTGGGGGTCCTGTCATATTTTCCGCAGTCACCTTGGCAATTTTGCCCTGAGTATTTGCGGTGTGGGTGACGTGCTTTCTATCAGGGACTCTACGGTTACTCTTGAATCAGGTCAGGAGGATGCTGGCGTTATTAAAGGACGTGACGATCAGGGCGGCTTTAATGACTGTCATCTTGAAATTGACGGGCTGGTCATCAATGGCGACCCGGGCAATCGCTCGGCTTTTATCCGTGCAAACTCTGACGGTACAGGCGGTGTCCCTGATGGTTCGCCGGTCACGCCGTGGATGTTCAAAACGGTTACCCTCAGAAATATTCGCTGGGGTAAACGCATGGAAGGGTCACGATTTGACAGCATCTTTTCCAGCAATACGGACGGTCTGGTCTATTTTCCGCGTAAGGTTCTTATTGAGAACTGTGATTATCTGTGCGGCGATACCAGCGATAATATCGGCTTCGCCATCGATTTTAAAAATTTTCGTCAGGATTATGACCGCATCAGCAGCAATGCCGCACCGACGCTGTCGGCAGGGTACACCTCGCAAATTGAGTTTCACAATATCGATGTAGCCAGGATGGCGTTTAAAGGCGCGGGGAGGGCACATAACCCACGCGTGGTCGTTTTCAATGCCATGAACTCCCGAAAGGGTGAGAATGCCCCCCCGCTGAATCTCACCCAGCGGGGTACCTATGAATTTTATGGCTGCGATTTTCAGTACATTGACTACAGCTACCAGGGCCAGGCGGCGAACGGAACCATACAGATGAAGATGCACGGCGGCACGGTCCGGTGTCCGTCGGGTCTGCCGGTCCGTAACAGCGATGACAACCACACGACGGATTTACATGGTGTCAGCATCATGGCGGATTTCGATGGTGCCGCTAATGCCGGATATGACATAGCAAAAAATCTGGCGCGTTATGCCCTCATGACCGGTTGCCAGTTTTATCGCGCATCGGGAGAGCGTATCAACTATCTGACGCTCTGGACGGGGGCCATTAATACCACCGAAACGAGCTTTGATAACTTTTACGTCAGGGCCGGTAATTGTCTGGAGGTGCAGTGTCTTTTTGACAGTCGCACCATGACTGACACATTAAAAATCAGTAACACCGCCGGTTACACCGGACGAATGATGTATTCCGGTTCGGTTACTGCCGGGTATCGTTTATCCGTGAGTGCGGCAGGCAACAAGGCAAAAATAAACAGTGGTTATGCGTCAGCCTCGGTACGGCAAATCTCACTCAGGGCGGAATAAACATGACATTCAGAATGAAAAAAACAATAACGGTCAGCCAGGTCACCGAATCAGGCTGTAGCCTGGGCGTGGAAACCCGCGAAATGGATTTATTTTTCCGGGTCGAGGGCGTCAGCGTTATGGATTCGGGGTGCTGGGCGCGCCTCCATGCCGGAATTAGCGATTCTGCCATGCAGTTTTATGGGGAATACCCGGTGACAATAAATACGAGCACTGATGAGGACGTATTAAGTCAGGCGCGTTCGCAAATCATGGCTCTGCCTGATTTTACCGGTGCAGGAGATGTTGATGGCTAAAAAATACACTGCATATTTTACAGAGGCAGGGCTGGAGAAGCTGGCGGCCGCCGCAATCAGTGGCGAAAAAGTCGGCTTTTCCGAGATGGCTGTGGGGGATGGCAACGGCATATTGCCCCTGGCAGACAAGACCCGTAGCACGCTGATAAATGAGTTATTCCGGTCTCAGCTAAACAGCCTGAAAGTGCAGGATGCAGAAAAAAATGTTATCTCCGCCGAGATGATTATTCCCCCGGAGGCGGGAGGGTTTACCATCCGTGAAGCCGCTCTTTTTGATGATGAAGGTGAATGCCTGGCAATGGCCAGCGTCCCGGAAACGTACAAGCCGCTACTGGCTGAAGGCTCAGGGCGATTCACCGTGGTGCGTATCTGGCTGGCCGTAAGCAGCACCGAAGATATTGAGCTGGTTGTTGATTCAGGCATTGTACTTGCCACAACTGAGGACATTATTACCGTCAGTAATGAAGTCAAAGATTACACCGATAGTCAGTTAAGCGGGCATGCTAAATCCAGGGATCACCCGGACGCAACGCTGGAGGAAAAGGGATTTGTGAGGCTGAGTAGCGCCACAGATAGCGACAGTGACAGTATGGCAGCAACCCCGGCGGCGATAAAAGCTGCGATCACAATTGCTGTGATGGCAGCGGTAAGAAACGCGTGGGAAGAAGATAATCCCGTCGGGACCACGCGATTATTTAACTCGAACCTGAACCCTAACGAGCGCTGGCCCTGGTCGCAATGGGTTTACACCGGAGAAAACAAAACGATCCGCATCGGTAAGGCTGACGGTTCAAACGTCGGGCAGACCGGCGGCAGCGATACCGTCACGCTCCAGCAGGATAACCTGCCTGCCGTGCAGATCAGCATCACTGGCGAGACCAGCGAACAGCCCGCGCAAGCGTTGACCACGAAACCCGCCGGTAAACATAAGCACGGCGGCGTGCCCAGCCGGGATAATCCGTGGGAGATTGGCGGGGATATCAGCCAGCGTTTTAACCCGGCAAACCTGGGCGAAACGGATGAGGCCGATGATCATGAGCATGGTATTGATATCCCACCGCATGACCATGACGTCAACGGTAAAACCGACAACCTCGGCGAGGGTAAATCGTTCAGCGTGGTTGAGGCCCACACCCTGCTGATGTGCTGGGCTCGGGTGGCGTGAGTATCGAGTACCGTCAAAATTAACAGTGCTGCAGGTCGTCAGAAGTGGCGGTGCGGTACCACCATCGTCAGGAATGGCGATGTTTGCCGGTAGTGAAAGCCCCTCAGGTGAGGGGCTTTTTTGTGGGCTAAAACAGACTGCCGAGCGAGCTCGATACGGAGTTAACCGCCTTCGTCGCGCTCGATCTCAGGTCCGAGAGTACATCGCCGACAGACGAGGATTGCAGCTTCTCCCGAAAATCTGAATCAGCGCGATTTAGGGTGAGTGTAAATTCAATTTTCTTTGCGTTGCCGTATCGGTCAAACTCCGCTCTTCCTTCCTCCAGACGCGCCAGCACGTACATCCCGTAAATGCGACCGTCACCTTCAATCAGCGGCCAGGGGCGACCGGTAAAGCCGATCGTTCGCAGGGCTGCCAGCGATAAATTCCCGCCGGTTATCTCGGGGTAGAGCACCCCGGACAGGGTGATCGTGTCGTCACCCGGCCCGATGTACTGCCATCCGGCGGACTGGTTAACCCGTTCATTTTTGACGTGCCGCCACTCCTGCGACTGCTGAAGCTGCTGATAGGGGATAGTGCGCAGCGTAAAAACAAACATCCCGTAAACCATCATCATAATTGCCACCTATTCTCTGTCGCGGAACGAGCCACGGTTATTTCTGTTGGTGCTGGCCATTGCATCGCGCACGGCGTTGCGCACCATTTTTTCCAGTTCCCGCGGCGAGTGTTGGCCGACCTCGTTAAAGACCAGATTGAACACCGGCGCACTACCAGCAGGCGCGGAGACGGGAGCCGAACCAGGCGCTTGCGTGGCCGCCGGCACCGAAAGAACGCCGCCGGCTGCCGCAGCTGATACGCGCGGTACCGACTGCGGAATCACTCGCGCTTCCCGATAAGCCCCGCGCAGGGCCAGCGCACGCGGCAGGTTTTTAAAGATAATGTCGCCGGGCCCGATCCTTTTGGCCGCCTTCGTGTTATCGGCGGTGGCCTTCGTGTTGTTTGCGATATTGTTCAGGCGCCGCAGCGTGCCAGTATTCTCCCCGAGAGGGGTATCGGGTTTTGCTGGGCCAGCCGCCGAAGATGGTTTCCATTCTTTTTGAACCATCTTTTTTTGTTTCGGATCCCACACCCACATGACCGGCGCCCATTTCCATTCCTTTTGAATCATTTTCTTTTGCTGGGGATCCCATTCCCACGACGTCGGTTTTTTGGGAGTAAGGTTATCGGCTTTGGCTCTCGCCGCGTCGATACCTGACGGGATTAAGCCCAGCTTTTCGAGCAGCAGGCTGACACCTTCAGTCAGCAAGCGCAGAGGTGTAAACAGCAGATTAAGTGCCGTCCCAAGCACCTCCCCAAACGTTTTACCAGCACTGGCGCACTTGTCGAGCGCATCGCGTGAAAAGTCGATAGGGGTAAATAACCGGCCAAACCAGCCCCAGACTTTTGACACCCCCGAGCCTATGGCATCAAACACAGGAACCAGAAAAGAAAAAGACCGAATCAGCGGTGATAAGCCCTGGCTAATTCCGCTGAACAACCCGGCGAAAAAGGCTTTTATTGGTTGCCAGTAACGCCAGATGAGCAGACCGGCAGCAACGAACGCAGCCACAATCAATCCGGGAATACCCAACATCGAGGCGAGGATGACCCGCAACCCGGAGAAGGCAACGCTAAGAGTTGAAATGCTGCTGGTTGCGGTGATCGACGAGATGCCGAGCATGCTGATGGCCAGGCGGAGCTTTGCCAGTGGGCCCAGGATAAAACTGGCCGCAAGGCTGGCGATACCCACCACGCCAGCGAAAACAGTCAACCCACCGATAACGAGGATGAGGGTTTGCGTCAGGCGGGGATTTTCTTTCACCCAACCGCTTGCGGCAGTAATCAAATCACTAAGCCCCTGAGTTAACCTACGTAATGGCCCGTCGGTAGTTTCCTCGATCTGGATGCGGAATCCCTCCCAGGCACTGTCGAGGCTCTTCAGATCGCCACTGAGATTGTCAGCCATGACTTTTGCGGCCTTCTGCGCCTCGCCCTGCGACCCGCGCAGGTCGGCCAATAATTTTTGCAGCTCACCACTTCCAGCCGCTCGAACCAAAGCCTGAAAGGATTTTGCCGCTTCTTCACCGGCGATATCTTTGAAGAACGAAAGCTGATCCGTGGCTCCATATTTTTTAATGGATTTATAAATATCGGAAAGCACAGTTTCCGCCGGCCGCATTTTGCCTGTAGCGTCAGCCACGGTAACGCCGAGCTGTTTAAGTTCCGCCTTTGCTTTGGTCGTGGGGGCGGCAAGGCGCGAGAAGGTCGTTTGCAGTCCTGTACCCGCGATACTGCCGCGCAAACCTACGTTAGCCATCACACCGATCATGGCTGTTGTGCGCTCCACGTCGACACCCAGACCAGCCATCCCGGTACCGGCGTACTTCATCGCCTCACCGATATTAGTTAAATCGGTATTGGTGCGGGTAAATGCCGCTGTTAGCACGTCGCTGACGCGGTCCATTTCTTTCGGGTCGAGGCGGAACTGAGACAGGATGTTAGAGCTGATATCGGCGCTTTCGCCCAGATCCATGCCGCCAGCCAGCGCCATATTCAGCACGCCCGGTAATGCAGCCTGAATGGCCTGGGGTGTAAAGCCGGCCATCGCCAGAAACGCCTGGCCGCTTGCCGCGTCGCGGGTGGTGAAAGCAGTTTCAGAGCCGAGTTTTTTAGCCTGCTCACGCAGGCCCGCCAGCTGAGAATCGCCTTTGTTGAGCCGGGTCAGCGCCTGCACGCGCGACATTTCTTCCTCAAATCCAACGGCAGGCGCGAGGAATGAACCGCCAGCATAACCAGCCGCTGCCGCACCCAGTGTCATACCCATGCCTGCGCCGCGCAGTTTACCGGCGGTTTCTTTGGCGCGTTCATAGCCCGCCTGCGCGCGGGTTACTGCAGCAAGTTGCCGCCGTTCGCGCTCCAGCGTCTGGTTATATTGCTCGGTTCGCCGGATGGCGCTTTGAATAGCCCCGCTGCCAGAGGACAGGTTAACGCCATGCTGGCGCACCGCTTGCGCCGCCGTTCGCAACTGTGTGGTCTGCTTGTTGTAGGTATCCGTCAGCCGCGATAGCTTGCCGCGCAAAATCTCAAGCCTTGCCGACTGAGCCTCGGTAAGCTGGCCGCCTTCACGCTGTTTCTGATTGAGTCCGTCAAGAGCGCGCTGGGTGTTCTTCAGGTTCTGCGCTGTTTCGTTGGCCTTCGCGCGCAGCTTGTCGAACGACGCCGCGCCTTTCTCCAGGTCTTTGACGGAAGATTGTGTTTTCTTGAGGGAGTCGGAGAGGCGGTCAACAGCCTTGCTGGCCGCGCTCACCGGGCGGGTAAGTTTATCGATCGCACTGAACGCAACGCGAATACTAAGATCCATCGTCGTCATCCTCCTTGTCATGATTACCGCTTCTGATAGCCGCCCGATCGCGCCAGGCTATCAGCTCGCGCAGCTCCATGCCGTACATCTCGGAGGGCGGCCAGTGAAAAACTACAGCAATGTCGGCGATCAGGTCGTCGACACCGGAAATAACAGCTTCTCTTATTTGCTCGCCGTCGCCGCCTCGCTCGGTACGGACTGCGCCGGTTTCGTCAAAAAAGGCGCCATCTCTTCGCACAGTGCAGTGAAATCGCCGGTGGTCATAGTGGCGATATCAGAAGCGGTAAGCTGCGGACTGGTCACGCGCGTGAGCAGCGTAGACACCGCGTCGTAGTCGAGGTTAAGCACATCAACGAGTCGCAAGCCGCGAAGCGATCCGGCCTGTTTGATGGTGTCATTGATGGTGACGGTTTTGATTTCCTGATCGCCGCGTTTAATCGGCTGGCTAAGTGTTACGGACATTGAGATTTCTCCAGGCGGCCAGCTGGCCGCCGTTGACAGTGAATAACAAGAGGGTTACTGGCCGAGGCCCAGAGCGGACGCAATGCGATCCGGGTAGAGGCTGTTGCCGTTGCGCTTGTAGATAAAGTTCAGCAGGTCGATTTCCAGCAGCGGTTTATCGTCCACTGACTCTTTGTAGTAGGTGTTTTTGATAGCGTAGGTGTGATTGGTATCATCACCCTGTTTCGCTTCACCCGGATCAATCTCAGTGATGCGCCCGCGCATTTCGACTTCCAGTAATGAGCTGGTGCCGCCGCTGTAAATTTCACCCACGAAGCGCAAGCGCAATTCGTCGATATCGCCACCCCATTTCAGGATCAGTTCTTCGACCACGCCGCCAACAATCATCGTCGCATCCAGCGCGCCAGCATCCAGACCGAGATCGACCGCTGCCGCGCCGAGCATGCCGCCGCCCTGATAGTCTTCCGTTTTCCGGGTGAGCTTCGGGAGCGTGACGCTCGGTACTTTCCCGATGAAGTTTTCCCCGTCAACAAAGAGGGTAAACAGCCGGAGTTTTTTAGGAATAGCCATTTACGCACCTCCCAGCGATGCAAAAGCCGGCTCGTAATACTGATCAGTAAAGGTCTGGATCAGCGTCAAATCCTCCAGCGGAGGCACCGGGCTGTAGTTGTAGCGCACGACCGCTTTACCCTGGCGCAGGCCGGTGGTTGGGTTGTCGACGATATCAAACCAGCAGTTGGCGCCAATCAGCTTGCCCGCGGTGACCAGCGCCTGAAGTTTGGCATTGATACCACTGACCACGTCCTTGACGTTCGCCGGGGTGAGCGGGCTGTCAACGGTGGTAAATTGCGCCTCCGCGATACTGTCGGCGAGGATCTGGGCGGTTCGGGTGTACACCTCGAAGATATATTCTTCGGTGTCGGTGGTGCGGTTGCCCCAGAATCGGAATCCGTCGCGCTTGATCAGCGTGGTGATTTCGTGGGCGTTCAGCTCGTTGGCGTCGGAATCTTCCGCCTGCAACGCCCAGAACACATCTTTTGAAATCCCCAGCACATTTTTAACCGCCACGTTGGACAGCGATTTATGCCAGCCCTGCTCGTTGTCGATCAGCGCCCGCAGACCCAGCGCATAAGCGACGGCGGGGAATTCTTCGTTGTCACCGGTCAGCGGGTTGTAGGCGATGAAGTTCGGCCAGATCAGCATGCCTTCACGCTCCGCAAACGTCTCGCGATAGGTCTTCGCCTCCGCGATGGTTTCGCAGCCGTCGCAATAGCTGTACGAGAATGCGCGCAACTGCTTAGCGATAACACGCAGTTGCGCGGTCACCTCTTCGGTGTCGTACATCGGCACACCGAGAATGCGCGGACGGTATCCGGTTTTTTGCTCTGCCGTCAGCAGTGCATACATCCCGGTATAGCTTCCGTCGGCTTGAGTGCCGCCGATAACGAGCTGCGATTGCGTCGGCTCATTTTCCCCGGCTTTAGCTTCAGCAACGCGAACGACAATTACGCGGGTGCTGACTTGATCGGAAATGGCCTTCAGCGATTTATACAGAGAGCCGGTTTTACCGGCCTTACCCAGCACGCTGATCACCCGCGTGATGAGTACCGGTGTATTTAGTGGAAAGGCGAGAGGGTCGGCATCTTCAGCAACCGCGACCAGACCAATAACCGTCGAGTCAACGTCGTTGATCGCGGTCTGGAGGTCGGTGTTTTCTTTAGTGCGCGCCCCGTGGAAAAAGTTGTCGGTCATACTCTACCGCCATCATGTTTAGTGAGTTCGGGGTGATAATCCCTAAATTTTCCGGCGTCGTCTTGCGGCGCTGGTTGTGAGCGTTCCGTGACAACAAAAAGCCGTCGCCAGCTTCGCGCGCGCATGGAACTATCAGCGCCAGAGGGGTGATCATGGTGCTGAATACAGACGCAATCGACAAAGTAAAAAGCCTGCTTGATACAGGCGCCAGGGACTTTAAAGCCTATCAGGATGAACTGTCGCGCATCCCGGCGCTCAATGTCCTGATGGGTGGCAAGGCGCTGACCGTGCTGGATGAGAAATTGATCTCACTGGAGCTGACGGACAACCGCGGATTTAATGCCGATGAGTTGACGATCTCGGTTGACGATAGCCAGGGCGACATCGCACTGCCGCCGCGCGGCGCGGAGCTGTCCGTGTCGCTGGGATGGCAGGGAGAACCGCTGATATACAAGGGGATTTATATTGTTGACGAGGTGTCCCATTCAGGCCCGCCAGACCGTATCGACATCACCGCCCGGAGCGCTGATTTTCGGGATGAATTCAACGTTAAACGCGAGGTGTCGTGGCACGACGTCACCGTGGAGCGCATCGTGTCGGCCATCGCCCACCGCTACAAGCTGAAGCCGATCATCTCTGAGCAACTGATGAATGCCGAGATTGATCATGCAGACCAGACTCAGGAAAGCGACATATCATTTTTGACTCGCATGGCGGATATTCTGGGAGCAATCGCCACGGTAAAAAACGGGTGCCTGTTGTTTATCCTGCCCGGCGGCGGGGTCAGCGCGAACGGCAAGGCGCTGCCTGAGTTCGCTATCACGCGCAGCAGCGGGGATCGACACTCTTTCCGCATCGCTGACCGTGATGCCTATACCGGAGTACAGGCATACTGGCTGGATCTGGACTTCGGCAAAAAGAAAAAAGTCACCATCAGAAAGCGCAAAAAGACTACCGAGAAAAAGCCGCGCAGCAGCAGCCGGGAAGGGGATTATATTGCAGGTGAAGACGGCAACGTTTTTGTGCTGCGGACAACCTACAGCAGCGAAATAGCGGCGCAGCGCGCGGCCGCTGCAAAGTGGCAACAACTCCAGCGCGGCGCAGCTGAATTTAATTTGACGCTGGCTTATGGCCGCGCAGATCTTTACCCGGAAATGCACGGAACGGTAACCGGATTTAAAGAGGCGATAGACAATCAGGACTGGATAATCGCAAAGGCCACTCACTCTATCGACGATAACGGATTTCAAACACGGCTTGAGCTTGAAGCGAAAATACCTGAATGGATTGCAGAAAGTGAGGATTAGCGGCCATAATATGAGCGAGTTCAACTCCCGCCCCGGGAGGCCATCATGTTTAAGTGCCCTATCTGCGGTGCCGTTGCGAAAACGCGCACCAGTCGTCCTTTGAGTAATACCACTGTTCGGCATTATCATCAGTGCCAGAACTTTGAATGCAGCATCACTTTCACCACGCTAAATAGCGTAGAAAAGCTGGTAACAAAGCGCGGCCATCGCGAAAAGTTGCCGGAAAACTTTATTCCATCAGACGCCTTTCCCGCTTCTCATTACGGCAGGGATCAGCTTAATCTTGCTCTCTAGCAATCAGGAGATAGTATGCAGATTTTCTTTTGTGCGGGGAATTCAGCAAAAAACCGCCGCTCATTTGCCTGGGGTTTTTTCTGGTTGGCAATCAAGATGCTGAGAGGTGGGAATGTGAGTATTGAAGTCAAAGACCACGAAGGCTCCAGGGAGAGCATTTTGCAGGGCGGAGGTGGCGTCGTTGTCCTCGTTGATAACGGGGAAACGATATCCGTAAGAGACAAAGGCAGTTGTAAATCTCCTCCATCATGTGGGTGGAACGTCAACTAAGTCTCGCCGTATAAAACAAGCCCCGCAGATTAAGATGCGGGGCTTTTTGCTTGAGAAGCTATCAAGAAAAATGATAATTGATGTTCATACCAACGGGGAGGGAAAAACAATTATGAAAAGGGCATTACTTTTAATCGCGATCATCGCCTTGGCTGGGTGCAAACCTAGCGCCGACAAGGCTATTGAGTTAGCAAAGAAGGAGATCGCTGCCGATACAAGAGATCCAGATAGTTCCAAATTTAGATATGTGAGATTCATTCAGAAAGAAGAAGCCCAGGACGGGACTATTGCTGGCTACGTTTGTGGCCAGATAAATGGTAAAAACGCCTTTGGTGCCTACTCAGGATTTACCCCATTCATGCTAGAAATAAGGATGAAATCAAAAGGTGCTTTCAGTAACTCAGTTACTTACTCGGTGTATGGCAAGCAAATTTTCACAGAGTTTGGCCGGTCAACACCATATTCGTATTCCGGTATATGCGGCGCAGACGAGTAGACCCCAGATAAGAAATAGCCTATATATCGATATGGTCACAGTGCGCGCATTGTTTGATAGCAATCCTTTTCTATCAATGGGCTAATGCCTTCCTTGTCGCATCATCCATACCCCTCATTAAGGCAATGAATCGCTCAATTTAGATCTTTAAAGTGGCAGCAAAAAACCAGTAATAACCCGCCATAACCTCATATCACCATAAATAAACGCCTTACAAGTCATAACGTTATGATTTGTAAGGCGCATGTGTAGTTTTTAAAATCCCTCGGCCATAGGCTGTACGAGTTCAAGTCTCGTTCCGGGTACCATTGGGATTATAGAATAAAATCAATGATAAGCAGTGTCGTGAAACCACCTACGGGTGGTTTTTTCATTTCTGAAATCCCTCCATTCCTGATATCACGGCGTAACATCTTTCTTGTCGCACGGTCCGTCGACTGACGGAGCGACCGCAATTATTCTGCCATACCGACCGTTTCCCGAAGATCTCATGACGGGGTAATTTACGCCGGGTGAAATCCCGCCAGGCCAGCCGCTTAAACTGATATCATCAATGTCTCTGTTCTTCGGAAAAGGTGTTCATATGCTGCATTCTGGCCAGCCGGCGAGGCGTAGAATTTTCATCGGCGATATCCACGGTCAGTACCACAAGCTCGCCGCTTTGCTGGAACACCTTGATGCTCTGTACCAACCGGATGAGCGTTTACTGATCTTCGTCGGCGATCTGATTGATAATCAGCCAGGGGCGCAGATCGACCACCTGGCGGTGCTGGAGCGGGTGAGGGCGGAAGTGGAATCGGGACAGGCGATATGTCTGATGGGCAATCATGAATTTAACGCCGTTGGCTGGGCACTGCGCCATCCGCATAGCGCTCAGCCGCTGCGGCCGCACTCCCCGAATAATCGACGTCAGCATCAGGCCTTTCTGGCCGATGTCGTCGAAGACACTCCGCGGCATGATTTCTGGATCGACTGGTTTAAAACGCTGCCGCTGTTTGTTGATTATGGCGATATTCGGGCGGTACATGCCTGTTGGCAGGACAAGACGATTGCCCGACTGCGACCGTGGCTGGATGAACAGAATCGGTTGAAACCCGAAAGCTGGGTCGCTGCTTTTGATCAACAGCATCCTCTGTTCCGGATGATCGAGACCGTGCTTAAAGGACCAGAACTGAAACTACCTGCAGGCTTTAGCTTCGTGGATAAGACGGGCGTCGAGCGCCGCCATATTCGTCTGCGCTGGTGGCGGGATGATGCGAAAACCTATCGCCAGATAGCCCAGGTTCAGCCGGAAATGATCGGCCGGATCCCGGATATTCCTCTGGAGCAGACCCATCTGGACACAACAGATGTCCCGGTGGTGATCGGTCACTACACTTTATCCGGTGAACCTTGCTCCTTGAGCGAGCGTGTTGTCTGCGTCGATTACAACGCGGCGAAAGCCGATAACCCGCTTTACGCCTGGATTCAGGAACCCGGTTCGCGGCGCGCGATAACGGGGACGTTTGTCCGCCAGCCCACAACCCTCTCCCGCCATCCTGCCGGGTAGTACCGGTATTCAGCGTTTCCCCCCCATTTTTCTCAGGCGCGGTATGGCCAAACTGCGGTAAAATAGCGCTCCGGTTCGCCGGACTATTATCCTTTGGGAACGGAACGCCGTTATGGCAATAAAAACAAATTAAATGAGGGATCTTATGGCTACATTGCTTGAAAGCTACGGTGATTGCTTCCGCAAATATGCCACCTTTCGCGGGCGTTCGGCGCGCAAGGAGTATGTGGTTTTTACCGTCGCCAACTTTGTGCTTTCGGCCGTACTGGGGTTGATTCCGATCGTGGGAGGCCTGTTTGGCCTGATCATCATTATCCCCGGCATCGCGGTTGCGGTGCGCCGTCTGCACGATTTGAACAAATCAGGCTGGTGGCTGCTGTCACCCTATGCTGTTCTGCTGGTTGGCTTTATCGGCATTATCGCCACCGTTGATAACGGCGAGGCGGCCGTCTGGGTATGGATAACGGCGGCGGGAGGCATGGCGGCGCTGGCGTTGTCTATCTGGCTGCTGTTTGCCCGCGGCACCGATGGTGTCAACCGCTATGGCGACATTCAGCAAGAGAGTGAATACAGCCCGTCAGCAGCCCGGCAGAGCGCGCCGCTCTCATCCGCCGATGATGTGCGGGAACGCCTCGCGCAGGCGAAAAAAATGTTCGATGACGGAACCATTACCGAGAGCGAATACGAAACGATGCGCGCCAGCATCATTAAAGACATTTAACGCTTGCTGAGTACGCTGCCGGGTGGTTTTCTCCCGGCATTTCCGCTACTGTATGCGCCATTTTTCTACCACGACGAGCCTGTTTATGAAAACCGGACCCCTGAACGAAAGCGAACTTGAATGGCTGGACGATATCCTGTCGAAATACGCCACCGAGGGCGCCATCCTTGATGTCTCAGAGCTTGACGGCCTGCTGACGGCCATTCTCTCCGGCCCGAAAGAGATTGAACCGGCTCAGTGGCTGCTGGCTATCTGGGGCGGAGCGGACAATGTGCCGCGCTGGGCGAATGACCGCGAGCGCGACCACTTTGTTAACCTGACTCTGCAGCATATGAGCGACATTGCCGAGCGTCTGGACGAGTATCCCGATCAGTTTGAACCGCTGTTTGGGACCCGCGAAGAGGAAGGTCAGGAGCTGACGATTGTTGAGGAGTGGTGCTTCGGCTATATGCGCGGCGTCGCTCTCGGAAACTGGCCCGCCCTGCCGGAAGAGCCGCAGTCGGCGCTGGACAGCATTGCTTTGCACGGCACGGAAGCGCAGTTTACGGCGGTTGAGGCGCTCTCTGTCGATGAGTTTATCGCCAGCGTGGATCATATCCGCCCGGCAGCGCTCTCGTTGTACCAATACTGGACTGAGCATGCTGAGCCGGAAGTCGTGCAGCAACCGATCCGCAATGAAGTCAAGGTCGGGCGTAACGATCCCTGTCCCTGTGGCAGCGGCAAAAAATATAAGCAGTGTTGCTTAGCGAAATAAATAACGGGTCTGCTGGTCTGATGCCGATCGTTTAAGGATCGGCTGACCGCTCCGGCAGAGGGGGAAGTATCCGTCATCTCAAAGAGATTGCCGATTTTTATCCGGCGCTGTCAGGTTTTCAACACGCCTGCGGATAAGTCTGTCCTGGAGGTCGCTGTTAAGCCAGGGATGTCGGTTTTACGCTGGTTTGCGCGAAAGGGGTCTGTCGCGTGGGTTCCGTGGAATATTCCGTCCGCGTATTTCTGTTTCCTGCGCGACAGGTGAACTTCCCAGGGCCGGTTTCGCCCGGCCCT